CTCAGCGGCATATTGGACTGGCAAGCTTATGTCGTAGAGCTCCGCAAAATCCACCCTAGATTGCATGCTGGGTCCCTGACGAGCCTCAATTAGTGTCTGGCACTCAAATGCACGAACCTCACTTTCGAGGTGCTGTTCATACCAATTCTTGCTAAACCGTGGCTGGTAATCCTCCGTCAAATAGATGTAGCGCTTAGCCAGGGTGGAAAGAATGGGACAGCGTGGATGCTCATAGAGCAGTGATAAAGCCTTTGCGCGCAACAGACCCATGAGCACCTTCTCACCTCCCATCTTTTCTGGGGAGTGCGTCCAACCGAAGTTCACCAGAACCTTGCGAGGGTCCGTCATTGTCACCATGTCGGAACTCATGACTATGCCACAAAAGGAGCTACGCAATAAATCTGTGTGCTCCAGGATCTTAATGCGGAACCCCAGCCTCTCGAATGTCGCTGCAGGCATTTTGGAGCTGGAATAAAAAAGACCATCATCACCCTCGACTACACCATCGACCTCGCCTCCATGATAGGAGGACACAAACTTGGCAAGCATTAGATTGCTAAAGCCATTGCCGAGAGACGTGCACATTTCACCAGACATGCTGCGTGCGGTGATACGGATTGTGAGGCCTTTGTAGCAGATCCTATTCTGTCCAAGCAGTGTGGAGCAAATCACCTCGCTTAACAGTGGGTAATTCGCAAGCATGTAACGGTAAAGCTTGATCTCGCATGCCATCATTATCTGCTTTGTGAACAGACTCTCGAACGACGTGTAATCCGTCTCGTAAAAGGGTCCAGGGTAGTTGCCCAACATGTCCATGATGTAAGTTGGCCTATCATGTACAGGTGTATGCTTGATGAAACTCGGATGCTTAAAAACCTCATGTTCTATCATGGAAAACACAGGGCCACTGAAGTTCTTGAAACTATCACTGCGAGAATTTATAGCTCTGGGTGTCTTATACTTGTTATAAGTCTCCACTTTTCCGAACCCTTTGAGCCATTTGTGTTCTTTCTTCAGAATTCCCTGATCATCATAATAGAGGGTAATGAGTTCATCCTTACGGGCTCTCGTGTATGAAGTGTTCTCAATCCACGTCGAATGCTCAAAATCTGTGTCTGCGGCAAGAGGCAAGAACATCCTAGGCAACATGTTCTCAACAAATTGTC